CTGACCGTGGTATATCAGAGCTTATAGAGCATAAAAAAATAGACTTTAAAGACCAGATTAAAATAGAAGACAATAAAGTTGTTGGTATATTTAAAACTGCAGAAGATTATCTATACAGTTATGCCCTTGGTGAGGTTAAAAGAATTTATGACACACAAAATAAGCTTGATTCTGATCCTACATATTTACAAGATGATAAGAAGTATAGAGAAGGGTCGCAGTACTTCCATTTCTTTCCTTTCTTAAATAAACACGAATTAGAAAAGTCTTTTACAGAAGAAGAGGTAAATACAGTATACCCATCAGAAAGTCTAGATGGTGTTCCTAAGATAGATATTGTAGCTGCAGAACCTATATTAAGGAAAGCTATAAATGAATTTGCTACAAGTATTATAAATGAATCTGTAGCAGAATTTACAGAATTAAATCTTGTAGATAAGTTTGATAAATCCTACATGGCCTCTTTAGGTAAAGATATAAATGCTGAGACTAAAACTGCCATGGCTGCTGGAGATCTAGAACTAAATTATATAATATCTAATATAGAGCAGCAAATTTTATTTGGAGGTGATATAGCAGAAGCATATAACGGTAAAGGTGCTACAGTAGCTGATAAAATACAATCAGCAAGATCAAATTACCAAAAGCGTTTGATAGGTACAGATGCACCTAAAATACAAGGTAATTATAAAAAACGTGAGTATACAGCAATAACTTTAAACGACAGGTTAAGTTATTCTAAATCTTACGCATACTATGACAAATTATTTGGTATAGGAAGCCCCTACGGAAGTCCTACAAATAAAACTATAGAAAGTACAGATGCCTTAGAGCTTACAACTGTACAAGAGCATATAGACATGTTAAATTTCTTTGGACAAATAGACAAAGAAGTTTACGATTCTATATCTAATAAAATAGATAATGCAATAAAAGACAAAAGTAATACAAACAATTATTACGAGCTTACTGAGCAGGAAATGGCATTTGCGCTACGTCCTGTAAAACCACAGTACGACTTTATGCATCCTGACCCTAAAACAGGAAGATTATCTAGAGTATATAGAAAATCAATGTCTATACCTCTTCTACCTGACATGACTAGTGATTTCCAACTAGACAACTTACGTATAGCAATGGAAAATACTGGAGTAGCTAGAGCAGGACACAAAACATCAGATAAATTATCTCCTTATAAAACTATAGACGCTTACGATGCTAACGGTGATATACTACCTGTAGATCAGCTAACGTCTAATATAGAAGACAACGGTATATTTACTTTGTACAGAGATGGTTTAGGTATACAGCAAGAAAAAAATGTAAAGCTTCAGCAACTTATCGCTTTATCTACGCAAAAATCAAAAGTAATGTTTGCAGGATTGCTAGATAAAATGTTTAAGATAGATGGTAAAGAAATATTAGGAGAAGATCTAAGAAAAAGAAAAGAAGAAATTGTAAGTCTTATATACAAATTAAAGCATGATAAAGTTTTAAAAAGATTTGGTAATATACAAACTGAAGAAGGCGGAGAATTATTAGCTGTTGACGGAAGCGAAGTACAATTAAGCGAGCTTGTATCAGCATTAAAAGAAGAGGCAAAAGCTAGAAACTGGAATATAAACGACATATTCTCTTTAGAACTTAAAAAAGATGGCTCAGGAACGCTTGTGCCATTACCTTTTATACAATCTAGAAGGATGTTGGAAGGACTTATGTTGAGTGTTGTAAATAAAATAGCTGCTGTAAAGATACCAGGTATTACATATGTACAGTCATCTTCTGCAGGATTTAAATCTACAGCAGCATGGTCTGAAGTAGAAGGCTCTATGCGTAACCAAGTAATTACAACTACAAGTTTCAACGAAGCTGAAGGATTACAAGGGCCTAGATGGGATGAAAAAAAGGGTGAAGTTATACCTGGCCAAGTTATGGTTAAGTTTTTCTACAAAGACGAGGATGGAAACGAGCTAGATATAATGGCCAAAGATAAAGCAGGAAATTATATATTCTTGTTTGAAAAGAATGGTAGACTTTTCTTAAATCCTAATACTGTACCTGCAGATGTAAGACATATGATAGGCTATCGTATACCATATCAAAACTTAGCGTCAGAAATGCCACTAGAGATAGTAGGGTTCTTACCTAAGAATATGGAAATAACTTCTATTGTACCTGATGAGATGCTACCTCAAATGGGTAGTGATTTTGATGTAGATACCCTAAACTCTATTATAGCACAGTATATTGTAACTAAAGATACAGATAACAATATAAAAGGTGTTTATAGAAGAGATAGAGTAAAAAATGCAAATAAATTTACAGATGAAATGTTGCTCTTAGATGAGTTGCGTGATATATTCTGGTCTGTAATTACTACAAATAAAGATGCCTATGATAAAATGTCAAAAGGTATTGATGATCCTGCCTTAGAAAATATTGCAGAAGATGTAGATAAAATACTAAATGCAAATGTTCGTCCAAGAACTGCTATAAGTAGAATAGATCAGATTAGAGATAATATATCACAAAGAGCAGGGCAGATTTTAATTGGTCCTGGCGCACAAGCAAACACTCTAAATGCAATATTTGAAGGTAAAAACATACATCTGGCTACACTTAAAAAATCTGGTAATCAAACAACAGTAAAAAACTTTGAAATACTAGGGTTGTTTACAGAAGAAACTTATAAAAGTGGGCCTAAGAAAGGACAATATAAACCACTTAAGTTTAGTGACTTGTCAGGTGAAAACAAAAGTGTATACTACAAAAAAGGTAAAAAGTTTTTTAGAACGTCGTCAGATGTAATAAATATAAAACTAAATGCAGCCATAGATAATGCAAATAAACCTACGCTAGGTAAACTAAACTTTACCATGGATACTCTGCCTACATCTTTATTTATGGATATGGGTGGTGTACCTATAGAAATATCAGGGTATATGATGCCGCAGGAAATTATGCGGGAATATACTAGAGAGTTAGATAAAATAGTGCAAGGATTATCTGATAAGAATGTTTTTGAACGTAAAAGTGAAGCTGAAAAGGTAATAATGGAAAAATACCAAAAGCTAGCTAAACTAGAGGATGTTAATGAAGTAGAAGCTATAGTAGAAGAGTATTCAAACGAAAAAAATGAAAACTTTGAAATGCTATTTCAATCTAAAGCGTTAAAGGAAGAATTAATAATAGGTGCGCCTAACTCTGGAATAGAAAAAGACGCTAAATACTATCAAAAACAGATAGCAATATTTAAAAAGTTTAAAAAGTTTGAGGCTTTTTCTGATACTTTAAATAAACCTAGAAAAGCTATTAACGATCCTAGTGTGCGTGGATTACAATCTACAATAGCTTCTGCTAAATCATACATTAAAAGATTTAATGATGTATTTAATGTAGGCGAAATGGATTTTGTTAAAGGTGTAAATACTTTTAACTCAGGTATTGCGGGACTGAAAAGTTTAGAAAATACAGAGTACGCAAACTTAGCAAAGTATCTAACAAGTGGGTTCACACTATTTAATAATGTATATCCTACAGACACACAGTTTATACGTGACATAGAAGAAGCGTTTATAAATAATACAGGGTCTACAGAAGTTAGTGAAAATATATCAGGTGCATTATATGATGGTATTATATCTAACGGTTGGAGCTACGCATTAGAGCAAGTATTTATAAAAGAAAGAAAAGAAGCTAATAGTCTTTATGAACTACGACGTAAATTATTTGTAGAAGACAATAATATTGCAGTGCAAACTAGTAAGGCACAAAAAGAAGATTGGGGTAAAACAAATGAGTTTGTTATGGCCTTAACACCTTACTATTCTACAAATAAAAATAAAGGTAAAGCTGCTGTAGGTATAGACTGGTCTAGTAATATAGACAATATAGCAATGCAACGAGGTTTTACAGCTTTATTCTTAGGTAATGCAGAAGCTCAAGAGTTTGCTAAAAATTTACTTATGGCTGCATATTTAAATGGTGGTAATCAAAAAGCATCATCTTATTTAAACATGATTCCATTTGGAGCTTTAGAAAACTTAGGACTAACTAAACAGCTTAGTGACAATATGTTTAGAGAAGAAGGGATTACATCTGTAATATCTTACTTAACTCAAGTTATACAACATAGTCCATGGTACGCTACAGAAATAGACATAAAAGATAAAAAGATACGTAAGCATGTTACTGTTCAAGAAGACAATAAAGTTATTACAGGGTTAATTTTACCTAATATAGATGAAGCTAAAGATTTACCTGCTTTAGAAAACTTTATGTATTTAGCAGAAGGAAAAGCATATTATAAAAACTTTTTAACTTATCCAGTAGGTAAAACATACTACTTGTTTACTTTAGAATCTAGCGTGGATAACGGTATATATTTTAAGCGTATAGACTTAAAAGGTGATAAGTTTGGTACAGAGTATGACCACACAGGTAATACTTTCTCTTATCTAGAAGACAACAAAGTAATTAAAACTGTTAAAGATCCTATCCCAGATGGTGTTCCACCTGTAGGAGTTCCTTGGCATGAAGTGCCTATGGAAGCATATGAAGATGCTCCTGGTGTAAATGTTATGGATCCTATAGAAGATTATAATAATAGAAAAGATAATTATGATAATCAGTTAGATGCTTTAATGGATACCATTATTAATGATGGAGAACAAGGAGCATCTGAACTTGCAAGATTATATAAAACAAAAGGTATATACAAATCTTTACCATTTAAAGGGGTGGAGGTACTAGATAAAATAAAAAGAAATGAACAAGGTATAATACTAGGTTCTTACTCAAACCCAACTCAAAAAATAGAAATATACCAAGGCTCTCTTGATTTAGTACAAGCTACTCCAACTAGAGTAGCAAAAACAATGCTACATGAAGCAACACATTACTTTACAAATCCTGCTTTACGCGGTGAAGACACATCACCAGCAGCAAAAAGATTTAAAAGATCAATGGAAGCTTTATTAGAAAGAGCAAAAAGAGAGTTTGATTCTTCTGAAAGGTACCAAAAAACAAGAACAGAAAGAGAAAAAAATAGAAAGAAAAGAATAGCATATGGCCTGTCTAATGTTAGAGAATTAGTTGCAGGAATGGCAGAAAACAAACACCTGCAAGAATTCTTAAACAACATACCTTACCAAAAAGACAGCACTTTATTTGAAAAGATAAAAAATACAGTAAAAAAATATTTCTTAGCTTTAGGTAAGCAGTTAGGATTTGATATAAAAGAAGGTAGCGCTTTAGATGTAGGAATAAATGAAATGTTAATGTTCTTACAGATACAAGATGAAACAGTGCAAGACCCGATACCAGAGTCTAGAACACCTGAAAAAGATACAGGAGAGTTGGCAAGTATAATTGGTGGCGCTACAATGGTTTTAGATAGTAACGGAATGCCTACGGGAGAAGTTATTGTTAATGGGCCTCAAGCTACTCCTACAGATAAACTGCAAGATGCTAAAAATAAAATAGAACAAGAGAATCTACGTAAACTAGAAGATCAAGGTAAGCAAGTTATACAATCTATATTACAAGAGCACAGCTCTGAGTGGCAGAAAAAAGACACTGGAAGAGTTACAGAAGACGGTCAAAAGATAGAAAAGTATTATCACATGACTAACCCTAACGTAGAAACTAATCGAGTGTCTGAATTCTATAAAAAAGATACTTTTACTGGTGATACAAAACTTAGAGATACTGCAGTAAATATAGGTAACAAAGCAGATGAGATTGTAAGAAAAGTTATGGCTAACCAAAACCCTGAAGTACCTGAAGTGTATAACAAGGTAGTAGATGAAATAGCTAAACGAAGAGACAAGTTAATTGCAGATGGTTACAAAATAATATCCGATGAAATTGTTGTAGGAAACACAGATTTAGGTGTAGCAGGTACAACAGATATTATTGCTGTAAACAAAGATAAGCAGGTAAAAATTATAGACGTTAAAACTGTACGTAACGGTACAAGTAAATTGTATGAAAGAGGTACAGACGTTGTAACACCTAAAGGTAAAGAATGGTACATAGACAAATGGACTAACCAGCTGAATATGTACAGAGTTCTTGCTGAAAGAATAGGCCCTGAAATACAAATAGAAAGCCTAGAGATACTACCTATTAGAGTAGATTATGAAGTTGGAGCTGAAGACCCGTCTTATGCTATTGTAGAAAAAGGTATTTCTATAGAAATTACAGAACCTACAGTAGACGATGCGAATGTAAAAAAATTCCAAAGATGGTTACACAGATCTAAATCTGAAATACAGATAGAGCAAGAATTCCCTAATTCAGATTCTTCTATATTACAAGATAGATTAAATCCTATAACATACACAGATGATCAAACTAAAGCACTGTTAATAGCAGCTGACTTTATAAAATCTGATTCTAAAGAAATGTTATTAGCAGGGTATGCAGGAACAGGTAAAACAACTATTCTAGAAAATATTATAAAATACGCCGAGCGTGTAGGTAAGTCAATTTACGTAACAGCTCCTACAAACAAAGCTGTTTTAGTAATAGAAAGAAAACTAAAAAGTGTTAAAGCTCCTGTAAGCCGAGAAACTAATTTGCTTACAAACCATCAGTTCTTATACGGAACACCTGATGAGTCAGGAAAGTTTGTTTTATCAGAAAAAAGACTAGAAGATCTTAACTTAGAAAATGCTATACATATAATGGATGAAGCATCTATGTTAAGTGAAGATGTGATGAAGTCTTTAAATGAATTCCAAGACAGAGGTTTAAAAACTATATATGTAGGGGATGGATTCCAATTACCTCCAGTAGGTAAAGATCCTAATATTTTTACAGATAGAGAATTTTCTCATAATATAGAAATGACAGAAGTAAAACGTCAGAGTTTAGATAGTTCAGTATTAACTGTAGCTACTAATATGCGTAATACTAAAGAAATTACAATACCGTCTACATCTGTTTCTGACTTTAAAATAAATAGAAACAAACAAGAAACATATAGAAACTGGTTAACTACTTTAAAAGAAGGAAGAAACACTATAATGCTAGCAGCTTCTAATCCTGCAAGAATAACAGCTAATAAATTAGCAAGAGAAGTGTTATATGGAAAAGATGCAGATGTTATAGAAGATGGTGAAGTATTAATAGTAGTAGCTAATGGTACTACAGGAACAGGAGGTTTAATAAATTCTCATGGAGAAGAAGTAAAAGATGTAGCTAACGGTGAAATTATAGGTGAGGATAGAAGTAAAACATACACTAAACACCCACAAAGACCTGAAAAAACTACTATATACTATGGGACAGGACAATATTTTAAACCTGTAACCGTACAAGCTGTTTTAGATGAAAGAGGTAATACTATATTACTGTTTCCTGATAGTAAAGAAGCTAGTATGTATCATGGCCAATTTACTACTGGTATGTTTAGTAGAGCATTTAAAATAAATGACCCTGCAAAACTTGCTGCAAATTTACAATTCTTTGAGCCTTTTATAGAAACAACGTTTGACCAAAGAACTAAAACAGAAAAAAAGGTAGTTAAAGATAGTGTTATAATGGCTTACTATGGATATGGTATTACAGGACATAAATCTCAAGGTTCCCAATGGGATAAAGTATTTGTAGACCACGGATTCTCAGGTGTAATACTAGATAGAAATACAGGACGAGAAAAAGTAATATTTGATCCTGCAAGATGGTTGTACACTGCTATAACAAGAGCAGAGAATGAGGTAGAAATGACAATAGAACGTCACCATAGAGAAGCTCCTATATCTAGTATTAAAAATGCAGTAAATTCACAAGTAGCATCACAAGATGCAGCTCCTACTGTAGAAACACCTCAAGCACAACACACATTTGAAAGTGTAGTAGAGCTAGCTATAAGAGAACTTGCTGGGTACAGACAATTAGAGTCAAGAGGAACTAGAGAAGAAATAGTAGAGGCTTTTAGAAAAAGATACAATAACGATGTTCAGGCATTTTTAAAAGATGTAGAACAAGAGATAATAGAAAAAGGGCAAACTGATTATTCTATAGTATCAGACACTATTGACATGCCTGTAAATGCACACGGAGAAATAGCAGAAGTAGTGCAAAGTATTAACGGTAGAATTAAAGCGCTACAACGTAGAAAAACTTTAGCTACCTCTGTAGAAAAACGTATATACCTTGATTCTCAAATAGACTCTTTAAAAGATGACATTGAAAAACTAAAAGAAGGTAATAATACATATGTAATAGAAGATGTTGCACTACGTCAATTAGAATGGGCTAAAAATATTTTAGAAAGGCCTAGGCTATCTCTACAAGAAATGGCAGATGCCTCTAGAATGGTAGATATTTGGAGTTTTAAAAACACTAAACATTTATTATCTGAAGAACAAGCTAAGGATAAAAATAACCCAACAAGAAAAACATTTGAAGACATAGGTAATATAGCCTCTAGTGTAGAGCTAACTATGGCTGCTAAAATGAAAGAGTGGGTAAAAAATTATGTAGAGAAAGTAAGTGGTGAACCATTAACAGATGACTCTATGTCTGCATTCTTAGATATGCAAGATGAAGGATGGTTTAGAGGTTACTTTATAGATGCATCAGGATTTGTAAACCCTGTAGCAAGAGCTGCAGACGGCGCACTAAAGACAGTGGCAAGAAATGCAGAAGACAGCACGCTAAATGAAGTTACAGATATACAAAAGAAGTTTAAAGACTTACGTGCAGAGCTTAAAAAATTAAATATATCAGAAGACATATTCTTACAAAAAGATAAAGACGGAAACAAAACTGGTTATTTTGCATCTAAGTTTGATGAATCTTATTACAAAGATTTAGGTAAAGCACACAGTGAGCACAGAAAAGAACTTGAAAGAATTATTGGGTCTACAAGATTAACAGTAGATCAAATAAGACAAGAAAGATTTGAGTCTTTTAAAAAGTTATATGACACTAAAAATAGTATGGAAGAAGTAATTGACATACGTTTTTGGACAAAAAATGATCATACAGCTGGTGAGTTAAAATCTAAACAAGAATATATACAATATCTAAATGATACATTTGGTGAGTCTGTAGCAAAAGATTTAATAGGCCAAGCAGAAAATAGTTTGTCAAGATATAACTTAGAAGAACTAGCGCACAGAAGAAAAGTTGCAACAGATTTATCTGAGGGTGTTATACAGCCCGCAATAGGATTAACTCTTCAAGAAACTGCAGAAGCTATACATAAAAGATGGGTGGATAAAAATAATCCAGAGTTGTATCTAAACCAAAGATTTAACACAACAGCTATAAACATTGGTTATGGTACGGCAGGATGGAAGTACACAATTGCATACCCACGTCCTGAAAGGACAGAGTACTTTAATAATGAGTTTTCTATTATAGAAAATAATGATATACTATCTGATTTTTATTTATTCTGGACAGACAGTATGGCTAGATACAAAAGTTACTTACCTGAAGTTGCAGTAAATGAAATGTCAGAAAACTTCTTTCCTACAATACAAAAAGATCTGTTAGAAGAGTATATGAATAGAGGAGCTATAGCTGCACTGTCTTACTTAGGTAAAGATACAAAGTTGTACGGCGCTTTATTTGCAGATGAAACTCTAACACTTAACAGAGAAAACGAAGGATTAAAAGCTGAATTAGATGAGCGCGGTGTACCTGTATCTAAGGTACCGTTAAGATTTTTAGGATCTGAAGATGTAGCAGTAGAAGACAGGGCTTTTGACATGGAGCGTGTTATGGTAATGTTTGCAGGTATGTCTATGAATTATAAATTTAAATCAGAGGCAGAACCGCTTGTAGACATATTAATGCGTACAGTTAGAGAAGCAACTAAACCTTATCTAGATTCTAGAGGTAAGAAATTTAAACGTTGGGGATCTGATAAAAACATTACAATTAAATCTGGACCACAGGTTATACAAGAAGCTTTAGATTACGCACAACAATCTATTATGTACGGTAGATCTAGAGAAAAAGTTAGTAAAACAAGTCTAGAGATGCCAGGTAACTTTAGTAAGGATATACTAAGCAGAAAAAGACGAGCGGAAGAATTGAAAAAACAGTATGATGAGTTAAATGATAAGTTAGTCGACGGTACAATTACTAAGGCTCAATTTAATACAGCTGCAGATGCTTTGGAGAAAGAGTTTAAAGAACTTAATATAAAAGCATTTAGTTTTAATAAACTAATACGAGGCTTTGTAAGTTTTACACAACTAAAAGGATTAGGTTGGAACTTATCTGCTGGTATTGCTAACGTTGGATTTGGTATGTTAGCATCATCTATACATGCTGCAGGTGAAGAAGATTACACAAGCAAAGAGCTAGGTAAAGCTTTAAGAATAATAATGGCCTCTGCAGTAAACCCATCTTCATCGAAAGCAGCAGCTATTATGAAACGTATGAACTTACTGTTTGAAATGCGTGAGATAACATATGGATCTCCAGCTGCAAGAGGAGAAAAGAAATTTAAAATGTTAGGTAGAGTATCTCCTATGTATATACAACAATCTACAGAATTCGTAGTGCAAGGTATGTCTGCTATAGCTAAGATGTTAAACACAACAGTTGTAGACCTTCAGGGTAACAAACGTAACTTATATGAAGCATTTAATAAAGATGCTACATGGAATGTAGAAGAGTTTGGTTACCAAAAAGAGTGGGACTTTAATAATTTAGAAGCAACTACAAGAAATTCTTATACTAAGTTTAGAGATGCTTCAATTGAGATGAATAAAAAATTACATGGTAACTATGATCCTAACTCTTTAGTTAAAGTTAAAAGTAAAGACTTTAATTTATTATTTACAATCTTTAGAACATGGGCTTTTGAAGGGTTTAACACGAGATATAGTAAAAAAATCTGGAATGATCAGCTAGGTAGATACACAAAAGGTAGATATAATAGTGTATTTGACGTAGGAATAGTTAACTCATCTAAAATTATGATGAAGTTATTACTAAAACGCGTTACTAGACAATCCACTGATAGTATAATGAGTGGTGTAGAAGACAATCTAGATGCAATAAACTTAAAAAAGACATTTGCAGCTATGAAAGCTCAGATAACTATAATGGCTTTAGGTTTAATGTTAAAAGGTCTAGCAGATGACACTGATGATGAAGAAGCATTATCAGATCCAGCATTAAAAGCGCTACTAAATATATTATTTAGAGTAGAGCAAGATTTAAGTTACTATAGAAATCCTGCTACATTTATTAGTGTATTCAAAGACCCGTCACCTGCACTTAAAACAATAACAGATGTTACAAGAGCATTTGATGGTACACAAAGATATATACTAAAAGATGATTATAGAGGAGATCACCCAATGTATAAATGGGGTAAAGTATTCCCTTTAACAAACCAGATATACAAATGGACCATAATAACAGAAAAAGATTTAGATACATCTTATGGATTATCTGATTATATAGAAGAAGAATATTTTAAAGACGAAGACTAATGAGGTTTACATTTGGGATACAATGGGCAAAAGGCATACTATTTGGAGTAAGACACTTCCAACCTGAAGAGTATGCACCTTATTATGAAATACAAATTTTTTTAGGATTAATACAAATTTTTATAATTATAGACAATGGCAACACTAACAATAACATTGACTGAAGCTGTTTCACTAGGAGACGGCAGCACTGATAGAGGTACTACAAATATACAAACTATGACTGTAGATGAGGTGGATCACAGAATAATGGATATTCCAACATCTTGGGTTAGCATTATTAAATTTGCAGCAGCCAATGCTGCAGGAACTTTTGCAGATGATAGTGTAAAATACTTACGTATCACTAATTTAGATTCAACTAATTATATTACTTTAAGAATTAGAGATAATTCTACAGAATATTTTGTAAAAGTAGAATCTGAAGGTAGTGCAGAAGGAGCAAATCATTTTATACTAGGAGCAACAGCAATGGATGCTGAATCTGGATTAGCATTTGGTACTGATGTGTCTTTTAGAAATATTGATGAGATACAGGTTAAAGCAGATACAGCCGCAGTGCAGGTTGAATACTTTATTGCAAGTCAAGCTTAATAGAAGAGGGGCGTAAAGCCCCTCTATCTAACCTAGCTAACAACAACAAGTAATCAACAACACACGCTAGACTGGTATATTATTAAGTAAATTATCAGCAATAGCTTTACGCTCTGCTAATTCATCCTCTATTTCTTTGATTACATTTCTCTTAGATTCTTCATAGTTTACAATGTCATCTTCCATAGTTGCATGGTCAAACGCTGCATAATCAGATTCTAAATAAATGGTATCATTTTCTCCATTAGTGATGGCAATAGGATAATACTCACAAGTACGCATCTTTGTATTATTATAGTCAGTAGGAACTGCTACAACATTACGAGGACTAACTAATACTTCAAGTACTACACTGTCTCCATGGCCAAAGTCATGCACATACTCCATAGAGCCTACATGTAAACCTGCAGAACAAGTTCTATCAGGATCAGAGTCACACTCTTCTCTTGGCATAGTAACAGGATCACCCATCTTAATAGTCATCCCATGAGAGCCAGAATGAAATGGCTTAAACGTCATAGAATGATTAAGAGTTTCCTCCACACGTTCACCTGTTTCTTCGTCGTAACGAATACTTATAACTTCTTCACCTGTTTCTACATCAAACTTACGTTTAACGCCAACAGCTTTATAAGCTAAGAAATATCCCTTATCAGTGATAGGGTGGCCATTATGTTCTAGGAAACCAAACAGCTGTTGTCTAACACCTTTATCAGGGTTAAGCAAAGTGTTCTTCCAGAAGTTAACTAATGCTTCTACATTTAAACCTTTGTCAATATATTCCAAAAGCTTTTTAGCAAGAAACTCAGGTATCGGGTCGCTTGTACCTTTAAGATACATAGCTGAATTACCATCGAATTCAAACCTACCGTCTGAATTAAATTGTATTTTCTTTGCAGGATTGCAAAGTTCTTCTATCTTTGTAATAATATCTTGTCTCTCTTCAATGATATTATTACAATTGTATTGCTTTACGAGAGCAATAACCAATTCAGCATCAGGAGAATCCTTTCGGATTCTCTTGTGCTTTCCATCAATAATTACTGTAACATCACTAGGTGTTACTTTAGCTACTAAGTAGTTCATTTTCTAATTGATTTTTAGCTGTTAATGTTAATTTAATTTGTTGATTGTCAGGTAGTTTGTCCTTTAAAGATAAGAAATCTTCTATGGATTTCCTAGCATTTACACCGAAGTTTACATGGTTCAAAAGGTCTAAACCTTGTGAGTATTCTACCACTTCTTCTAGCTTATCTATCATCTTCATATTATACCTAACTTCGTCTGGTATATCTAGTTTCATAATCTCTTCAACTATAGGTTTCATATCACTTTCACAACGCCAACAGCTGTTAGTGTTTTTATCATGATATTTCCTAAGAGTCTCATAGAGGCCATACAATAGTCCATTATAAGAATCATAGTTAGATAAGAATTTAAAACTTTGTATATACTTACCGATTTGCTGTGCAGTAATAAATACCTGCAGGTGTTGTGGGCTTTTCATAAATTCATGTGCTGTTATAAATCCTTCTAAATCTTTAAAATCTTTTGCTACATTTTTAGCAACTTTTAGAACCTTATAATGATCCCCAAAGTGATAATCGTAACCGCCATACTGATTATAGATATAATCTTGACTGCTGCTAAGTATCATAGCAACTTTATCAAGTTCATTAATATCTTTAGTCTCAGCATAGACTACAGCTTTTAAAGTAGGATTTTCTGCTTGAAGTTTATCTTGCAGGTCAGAAATCTTGTACTCATGATTAGAATACTTAATCCCTGTTTCATAACCAGTCATTTTAATATAAGCATCACGAGCAAACACCATCTTGTTTATCTTACGACGAGTCTTATTATCAACTACATCACCAAAATTTTCACCAATCTCTGCATCTTCTACATCCTCATATGACATCATAAACTTAGACTTGTGAAGAAGTCTAGATACAGTATTAAATGTAGCTGTCTTCACAAAACTTTTACGAGAGTCACTGAGATTATTAGATTTAGAATCTAGTTTAGCACCTATCTTATGTACATCTGTTTTAAATGCTATAAAAGATTGCTCTTCTCTACCATTTATAATAGAATAACTCTTAAGTTTATTAAAGTTACCTTGAACATAATACATGTGTTCTACTTGCTCCATAGCAGTAAAAAAGCTAGACCAATCAAACAATTCTTTGTTGTATATAGTCTCACCGCCTATAGCAGCAGAGTTACTAGTTTTCTTACAATGATACACAGATATACCATCAAAGAGTTGATGAAAAGCTTTATCATAACCATGTCCTCTACTAGGAGTAAGATTCTGGTTAGGCATGTAAGGTACATCATAAGCTGTCAGAGCTGCCATACTAGCTTTTACAGCTGATGGATCACTACTTTCAAGAGATGAATAGTGATAACCTCCCCCACCTATATTAGATATAGCAAGTAAATACTCAATATAGTCTGTAAGATCACTGTACTTAGCTGATAGATCATCTTTAAACTGCTTCTTTACATTATTAAGAGCTGTCTGAATAAGTGTAATAGTTTTAGGAGTGTATCGTATCTCTTCGCGAGAAGGTACAAGATCAAGCACACCAATCTGAAACTTAAAAGCCACACTAGCATTGTAGTCAGACTTATCTGTTCCTTTAAGCATATCCCAGTTAATAGGATACCTAACTCTACCTACAAGAAGACACGGATCAGCGCCATCATTAGTGATAACATAAGAATCTGTCTCTTCTATCACACTTTTCTTGTGATAATAGTTACGAACTCTACCTATACCCTCTTCAACATTCTTTAATACAATATTGTCAAAGTATGCAAGCTGATTACTAATAGCATCTCTAAAGTCAGAAGCATCATAGCTTCTCTTGATAGGTACAATAATAGTAGTACCATTCTGCTGATCTGTAGCTGCCTGATATACCTGATCCATATGTGGGACGTTATCGTTGTTACGATAAATCATATAATATGTCTCAGTACCATTGTGTCTACTAGATACATAGAAGGTATCTGCATATGCCAAAGGTGACTTTGCACCAAGGCCAAATCCACCGATCTCATAGTTGTTATCTCTCTTAGTAGATGCGCCGAATGTAGTAAATACATCTTGCACACGCTTCTGAGATAGACCACAACCATAATCGTGGAACATCATACACTCATCCACGCCTAGGATGGTGTTCTTCGTAATGTATTCGATACAAACCGTTTCACGATTAGACCAGAAAGACTTATCATCCTCTGTTTCCATAGGAATCTTACCGTCTATCTTTAAGTTTCGCTCACGATTTGCATCAATACAGTTAGAAGTTATCTCACGGACAATCGAACCAATAGGGTCCGAGTATAAATTAATAAGGCTATCCATAATGATAGCCTGTGATCCGTCCGTAATTTTGAATTTGTGTTGTTTTTGCACCCCGATGACTTCATCAACATGGTGCTGTTGTTGTAATTTCAATTGTTTAGTGTTTTTCTAGATTCATATCTGGTACGGAAGAAACCTCCATATCCTCAGGTATTTCTACACCTATCCTATCTTCTAATTCCTCTCTGAGATCTGGATGTTTGAATAAGACTTTTGCAACTTTGTGTGCTGCATCAGTTATATTATGGAACTTAAAGATTTGTATTTTATAGTCCTGGGGAAATTCAGAATACTTACCTTCAATAAATTGACGGTAAATACTCTGATAATCCTCTGGAACATTAAACACAAACATTACATGATTCTTATCAGGATCATATTTACTATGAAATATAGATCTTTTTTCTAAGTATTCTTCATATAATATAAAATCTTTAGTGCCATGAAACTTATAAAGTAAGAAAATATGATTATCCAATTCTGGATGAGCTTTAGATCCTACATAGGTGTTGACTAGATTACGTTTTTTTATATCCATAAAATATGCCATCATAGGCAATATATATGTATATGATTTCGTCTTCATAGTCTTACTCATTAATAAGTTACGGCTTCTTCAAACCCTTGTTTTACGTTAAAATTATTACTCTCTTTGTAGTGCTTATATTCAGTAATTAAGCATTGTATTTCGTTGTTACCTTCTTCTATCCATTCGACTGGAAGTTTATAAACAGCAACATCATACGAGCCCTTAGTGTCAACAGCTACAATAAAAGAATCTACAGTATAATCTGGATATTCAGCTTTAACTGCATTAATATAAAATGCTAGTTGTCTATAATAAGAATATTGTAAGCATGAGTACATAAATCCTGTAACATGCCAATCTCTAATAAGTATACCAGTTTTATTTTTGAGTGGTGTACACTCTCCATAAACCTGAGAACTTGTTGTTTTAAGATCTACAATTGTTGCAGTTTTCTTGTCATGATCTACAATAATTCTGTCTAGTTTAGACTTACATTCTACATCGTGTTGTGTAAAATAAATTTCTTTCTCGTTAAAAGTCTCTACATTTCCTTCTGGTTCTGTAAATAATAATTTATTTGATACAACATGTGCAGCCAAAGATGTTTTACATCCTTCTATAATTTGCCTGTCTTTTTGATTCAAAGCAATTTTACCATCTGCAGCTTTTAAGAATTCATAGAACTTTACATTCTCTTCTTTCTTTTTAAAGCTTTTAAGAATAGTTTCTGGCTTAGAGTGAGATGGCTTATAGCCAGACATTTGATACGCCATATCAGAAATTTTATCTTCTGGTGTACCAACTTTCTCTAATTCAAAATAAGCTTTAATATACTCACCCATTTTACCTCCAACAGGTTCTATATCAGCCATAATAAATTCATCTGGCTCTAAAGTGTATTTATGAATAAGAGTACCAAGCTGCATAGCTCCGCTCTTAGTTTGCATTTCCTGCTGTTTGCGCATTACAAATTGCCTTGGAGATATTTTTAAATAACCCAAGTCACTATTTGAAATGTCTGCTTTAGCGTAATAATCTTGACTCGACATTTTCTTTATCTATTGTTTTAGTTAATAATTCCATGTATTCTGTGTACAGCTCCTGCCGTACTTTATGTGCGTGAATTCTTGCGTTTGCAATTCTTCGTGACCCATCATCTTGTATTTCTTCATTTATATACAATTCAGGATCTTCTAAAGCTTGCTCAAGATAATAGCGCACAATGCTATCTCGCCCACTGTCTAATGCAGACATCAGTAAGCGTATATCCATAAAAAATCTAAGATTGTTAAAGCACTTCTCTTTAAACTCTTTTGGATATTGTATTTTAAGTTTAGACATCATTATGATTTTAAAACGTTAATATAAACTCCTGGGCTCTCTTTATTGTATTCAAACTCTAAAAATATAGGAAGCATTTCATCAGCATTATCATCAGTTATCCACCCGAATTTTACCATCTGATCTTGTATAGTTTGTGCAGGATTAATGTAGTCAAACTTATGTCTACTTTTCCTTACAAACTTAAACGAGATTCTATACGGCTTTTTGTTTTGTGAATCTTTTCCTTTTAATAACTTGTGAAACTCTTTCTTATTTTCTACCCAGTACTTTTTACTATTTTTGTAATAGCGCTGAGTTTGTTTAGACACTATAAAGTATCTGCCCGTCCATCTTCTTCCATTTTTACTCGAGGGTACGTTCCCTGGTATAAATATTCCTCTTGGCATACATATTCTATTAACTCTGCCGCATCCCTTAAGCTACGATTAGCTATAAAGTCCGACAAATCTTTTGCTTTGTAGTCAAAGGTATTAAATTTTCCGTTGGTAAAAAATAACGGTGTAAATCCATATAGTTTCCTATGTCTATTAGCAAAAGACACGCCAGTGCGATCAAAGTCATATAATATGTATATTTGTGCAAATCTGTCATATAAATCTTTGACAACATCTGCAGGAATGACACAACTCTCTGACGCTGGAGCTATTGCAGGTATATCCCATATACTCAAACACATAACATCTTTTAAAGATTTAGTAATCACTAGCGTGTCTCCGCTATTAGGCAGTTGGCTCAAACCTTGTAGGTCCGACGCGCTAGTGTTACTAAGCCATTTAAAATTGCTATACGGTTGGTATACTTTCATTTTTCCTTGTCCAAAATCATACGTATATATAGGATTGTAGCGATTAGCGCTAACAACGAGCCTATCATTAACCCACACGTGTTCTGCGGGTTTGACGTAAAATCGATTAAGAATGTTACAACATATTCCATATTTTGACCAAAAAGTTTTGTCCTCTTTATTATTCCAAGGACGTGATTTAATTTGTATTGTAGTAGAAGATGGTTCAACGTTTTCATATTCTTTTAAATGCTCACCAATATGTTTTTTGGTGGGCGCTGTAAAAGATCTTGTAGATATACCCAACTGAAAGTCGTTATCTACAAGACGATATGTATCAAACCTTTTAAGACCATACATTTTTGTTAGAAATGTAAAACAATCACCAGAATCACCAGTGCTAAAATCTTTGAAAAAGTGTTTACCACTGTTATGTTTAAAGATAGTAAAAGAAGGTGATTTGTCCTTACGAAGAGGAGAGCACATAGCTCTCCCCAACCTAAAGTCTTTACCTATATAGTATGCAAAGATGTCTACACAGGTTATCCTGCTTAAAATTTCATCATCGCTTAATTCTACTACTCTACTACCATACATTAGAACGGCATTTCAGCGCCACCCGTGGCCATTACTGTCTCTGGTGTAACTGGTGCTGCATCTGGTTCAGGTTTAACAAGTTTCTTCTTATTATAGTCTGAGATATAAATATTAGTTTTATCTGCAGGCACATCCATAGACTCGATAAAGTTAGGATACTTTGGCAAAGACGCATACTTACCTCTGTAAATAAATAGCATTCTAAACTTCTTACCTATAAACTTTTGTCCCATAAGAGCTGTTACTTTATTTGCATACTCTGCAAATGAACTAGCACTCTCAATAACAAACTCAGACTCAGGCATAAATTTAGTGGCAATATGTTTAACACGACGAGATACATCTGTAGCTTGTTTCTCTACATCACCATAATCTGGGTTTGCAGGAAACTCTGCGTGTTTTACTGTTGCACCATTAGACTGCTTGAATTCAAAGTCAAGTCTCCCGCCTTTATCCATGTTTAGTGATACGCTAACAAGCTCACAATTTTCTTGAATACCTACTGATGGCATTGCGCCACCTGTACTGTTACTTTCTACGTTACTTCCGTACATTTTTCTCTCTTTTAAAATTAATTATTATACTCTTCGATAGCGTCTGCTACCATTACTAAATCGTTTGGTATTTTAACAGATCCAAACATATCTTTCGGGGTTTTACCAGTATTGGCACCATCGTTTTGTGTAATAAACGAATATGTCATACCATTCTCACCCTTTGTGACATCTGTATACAATACAATAGTAAACATACCCTCGAGAGTTACAACGTTGTCCATCATTTTACCGATAGTTTTAGCCTTTGTGACTTTATTACCGTGTGCGTCAAATGTAACTTCTGAGTGCATCATAAATACTACAAGCAAATCGTCACGCATAGCTTTTACAGCATTGATAACTGACCAAGCATTCTGAGCAATCTCAGTAAACTTTTTGAAACCAGTCTCGTTAGCTCTACGCATATACTCGTTTGCCATTGTGTATTGATAATCATCAACAATAATCGTCTTGATTTCAGGACGTTTATCATTAATGTAATTCAAACAGCCAAGTATCTCGCTTGGTACGTCTGTAGAACAGAACCTACCATTAGGATTCTCTTTGTTGAATATAGGATATTTAGTCTTCCAACCTTTAAACGGTAAAGCCTTACGGGCTACGTTTACAATAAATGTAGACTCAGGGTTTAGATTTTCTATTGAAGTGGATTTCCCTGTACCACTTGCGCCAACTATTAATACTTCTTGTGCCATTAGTTTTGATTTTCTTTAATTCCTTCTTCTAATTCTGCTTTTAATGCTCCTATTAATTCAAGTATGGTTGTAACTTGTTTTTCTTTAGGAACATGTGCGTTCCATGTAGCAATAAGATACTCTTGGTGTTCTTTGCTACGAACTGTCTCTGGTTGCGGTTTTGGTTCCCATCCCCACATAATTGGTTTTTCTTCTTCCATGATTAAAATAAATTGATTTCGGTTTTTACTTTTTCTTGTTCAGCATGCCTTGCCGCCCACTTAGTGCCTCTAAACTCTGGATGATTTTCTTGTAATTTACGGCGACAACGTCCTATACCCTCAAAAGATGGGTATGTTTTGTTATTTAAACCTTTTAGAAAATCTTTAGTGTTTAGTGTGTTAATATCAACACCTTGTTCTAGTAGTACAAATGCATACAAAACATAATCACTATCTCTAGCTTTGGTTTTGTGTAACAGTATCTTTGACACCATCTTCTCGTACTTCTTCACTTTCATTGCTCGAATAGCTTGGTGGTTTAGCATCTAATATTTGGTTATGTGCCAAGTCATTCTCCATAAGAGCAATACAAGGCTCACCCTCACGTACCTTTAGATAATGCCAAAATATAGCATTATCTGTAGGCCACCGCTTTGGGCCGTATGCCCTAATACCAAGCATCTCTGGTCTGTGTGTTACAATAACAATATCAGAGTACATATAACATGCATCTGCACCAAAAATGTCTTGTTTCTTAGGGTAATGTAAATCAGGGTTTTGTATGCGCTCTGACGCTTCTATGTTACGATTCATTTGTGATATTAGAATAAATGCAACTCTAATAACTTTCTTAAGACCATTAAACATAGCCATTAAATCGTACAACAGATCTCTGTCTTGCGCACCGCCTGCCTTTTTTACAAGTAGAGTATGATCTAACATAATTATAACAGGTTTGTCTTTTTCTTTAGAAAAAGCTAGTATTGTAGCTTCTAGAGATTTGACACTACCTGGTATATCTACGTAATTTATATCATACTTATTTAACTTACGAGCTTCCTGTACTGCATTCATATAGTAATTATCGTTCAAACTAAAAGTGTCCGACGCACTATATAATTGCTGTGTAGTAATATTCATTTTATTACTAAGTTTACGACCAATCAGCCGTGAGGATAACATCTCGAAATTAAATGAAAGCATTGCAAAATCTTCTTCTTGATTAAGATCTTTTAATCCTGTCTCAAGCTGACCGAGTATTGCAGTTTTACCGCTACCAGACATACCAGCAATAGTTGTGATAGTCTGCCATTCTATACCACCCATAGATATATTATTAAACTTCTTCCACGGTGTGGATAAAGATTTAATTTCACCTTTACGTCTACCATCTATGTACCGCAATGCAGCACTAGATGCTTTAGATATATGTCGCCATGGTAATGGTTTGTGTTCTTCACTCATATTAAATCTTCTCCATAGTTATTATCTGTTTTAGGTTTTGTAATTTCACAATTTTCATACATAGTCCAAGCTTCTTGATTCAGATAACTACTCATCATCTTCCATCGTGGTCGAAACTCTTTTGTATAATTAGCTTGCACTCTATCTTCTTTCTCAGCCTCAACAGCTTTAATTATAGTTTCATGCAAATCTGGGTTACGCTCTATCAACGATATGTATTTAAGCTTATTACGCTTCATATCATTATGTAGTGGACGGCCTTGATCCTTGCGTGGGTAGGCCAATGCAAATTGATTCCAACAATCCTCACATCCACGCACTTTAAATAGATCCAACGCTTTTTGACGGAGCGTAAGAGAGTCATCGGGCATTATTTTCACAAAGCCACGTTTCTCTAATTTCTTTTCGTCTATAGGTAGGATTTCTAGGTACTTCTCGAGTTGTTTACCGCTTTCACTTTTAATTAACATGTAAACAAACTCGCTTGGAGTCAGTTTGTTGCCCTTCAACTTGGTTAAGTTTAAAGACACTTTCATCGCAGTTTAAATATTTATCTAGTTCCTCTTCATTTAAATTCATCAGCACATCATCTGATAAACATCTTAATTCTTTATTGCACTCTATACAGTTACTCATGACATAATAAATTACCGTCATCATCCCAATATTGTGCAGTAACAAGATATAAATATACATCATTTTTGTTGACTTTGCAACCAAATTCCATACGCATTATATCTGTAACTGCTTCAATATTAAGAGTTTCTAAGTCATCATAATAAAATTTTAACACGTTATATAAATGTCTTATTTCATTAAGATCAACGTGTTTTCCATTATAAGGACTTTTCTTCATACATTTATATTAGAACGGTAGGTTCCCTTCTTTCAGCATATGAAGATAAGGGTCTATCGTAAATTCTTTTGTAAATGTATGTAATTTGGTATACTTTTCCAAAGCATTCATAGGATGCGCAGCTTTGAGTGCCTCTGTGCATGCATTATATGCAGACCACGCTGTACGGTCAGTAAATACAGGGGATTCAAACCATTCTTTAGTTGCTTTGTTTAGCTGTGCGCCATTTAAAACACCTTGATTTACGAATAATTGGCCTAAATAATTACCTGCGTCTGTATCGCTAAATTCTATCTCTTCTAGAAGTTTCTTAGCTTCAACAGACTGATCATAACGACGATCTACATCATCAAACAACTTTTGTATAAGAACATCTAAATCTTCTTCTACATTCTGAGTGTGTTTACGCATCTTAATAATATCACCTGTAAACATGAGGTTAGAGCATACAAATACTGATGCCCCACCACATACACCTATAGGTAATGTCTTATCATAAGAATTACGAAAGCCAATACTTCTATTCATACCGCTACCTGATAACTGAGAGCCGTCATGAAATATCATACTACCAAACATTTGTTGGCCTCTATGATTTACCTCTAGCTTTGTCTCAAAAGGTGAGGTATTGTAATGCTTTGTACCTGCTTCTTTAATCTTTGTTACTAATTCTTGGTGACTTACTGGTACGTAAGTCTCTGTTCGCTCTGGTGTCTTAATAAGACCTAGATCAGCGAAATCTACTAATTTTGCCATTACTTCCGTCGGTTTTAGGGTATTTAATTGTTTTAACGTAACTATATTTTGGTGGTGTTTTTGGATAATCAAATCCAAACTGGAGTTGGAATATATCTTTTGTAACTAATCCTGTTGTATCCTTCTCTTTCTTTTTTGCTTTCTCCTCTTTAACTACAGGAGTGTACTCATGGTATCCTTTTTTCATACTAAAATATATATCTTATTGTGTTCCAAGGTATGATCTTTTCATGTAAAGCTTTAAATGCATCTATGTACAAGTGCTTTAGATGTCTAGCATACCTTATGTTAGTACCACCATATTGCGAGACTTTCTCTTCCTGTATTGCAGGATTCCATAGGTGTACTTCTGTTTCAGGGTGTTTTACCAAATTTTCTTCATGTTTCTTTTCGTTATGTGTTAAAAATATTACTTCTGCTTTAACCTGATCTTTATACTCAACATAATCGTTAAGCATTGTGAACAGTTCTTCGTAATCTTCTAGCCAATTATCTTCTACAATAACAGGACTAAAATTAACATGCACATCATAACCTGCATCTATAAATGCATTGATAGCTTTAATTCTATCTATAATCTTAGATGTACCTGGTTCATGTATTGTAGACATATACTGTGGCATTAAACTAAATCTAATACGTATTTTACCTTGCGGATCAAAGTTAATTAAATTTGGATTAACATACTTAGTAGCAAAACTACCCATTGCAATAGGATGATCTCTAAAGAATTCAAAGATTCTTTCCCACTCATGCATTTTGTAATGCAATGCAAAGTCTTCGTTACAACTAATGTCGTACGTAGTATAATCTGCATGTGTTTGATTGGGTTTCTCCACTGGTGTGAAGTATGCATGGTTGTTTATTTCTGTAAGTATGTCACCTGTATTTGTTGCTACACTCAACCCTTTAGGCTTATGGCGCTTCATATAACAATATGAGCAATTATATAAGCAGCCATAGCCAAAGGATGGAGATATAAAATCTGTGCTACGACCCGAGGGGCGTATCAGAAATGTCTTTCTCTTTACTTCCTGAATTAACTTCATTAATAAAGTTTTGTATGTTAGCTCCCACTTCTAGTCTTGCCACTTTTTCTATTAGTTTTTCTATAACTCTTTCGTGACGATCCAGTCTTTCTTTGTTGTCTTCTACGCTCATTTTCTTTATCTTTTTTCTTTTGTTTAATTACTTCCCATGTCACATATATTAATATGACACATATTACTCCTAAAAATACTTCCATAATATATGGTTTAGTTAATGATCAGGGCAGGTGTATAACGCAGATGTTGTATGGACCTGCCCTAATCAAAACAATTTTGCAGCGTTCACGTAGCTTGCTCTCGTACTGAACTCTCCTGTAAATTAAATTCAAAAAACTTATTAATATAAGTAAAAAATATGGAGAGTTATACAGCCTGTGGTCTTATTGGTATTGTTGAGACATTACCGCTGGCTGTAATAAAATAGGCTGACAGGTTTTGTTCTGAAGTCTTACAAAGAGTAACTGTCATCATTAGGGTTTAACTCTTAATCACCCATGCCTAATTTACACTGTAATTTCATCTATGCTTTCAGCCCACACTACATTCTGTCCTTCTTGTCGCTTGTTAAGCCACGAGACTTCCTGCGTGTTAGGCGCATAGAGATTAATAATAATTGCTGTCTTACCTGGTACATAACGAATAATACGGCCTGTACGCTGTATGTTATCTAGCTTCTTAGAATTACCTGCAGCTACAATACCTAAAGAACAATCAGGTACATCAAAACCTGCATTCAAAGCCTTTACTGAGCTTATCACACGTTGTTTTGTCCTACCGTCCTTGAACTTCTTGAGTATCTCTACCTGCTGTTTCTTTGTACGTTTACTGTGAAAGCTTAAACACACATCACCCAATTCTTCTTGCACCTCATCTGCAAATTTAGTTGAGGCACTGAATAGCAAAGCTTTGCGGTCATCAAACTTTTCCAACAGTTCTTTAATAACAGGTATCTTAGCTTGAGAGTTCTTACATATATCACCACGCTCACGCATAGAGTTATAATATATAGCTGCAGCTGCACGTAAACCAGGATCAGCACTACTGTCCTGCAAATACTTACGAGCATTGTTAAATGATTGTGCACCGCCAAAGCCTAGCCTACCTGCGGCATATCTAAACTTCTTGTTTGCTTTATCATATGCAATTTGCTCGTCATCATACATAGGCACAGCTAAATTATATACAAGATAATCACTAACCCACCCATTCTCATGACACTCCTCAATAGGAACTTCATCAATAACAGGTGCATACTCTAGTAATACTTCATGCATACCATCTGAACGCTCTATTGTAGCTGTAAGGCCAAAGATATATTGATATGTAATCTTATCAAATACTTTAATAAACTGCTCTGCACCATATGCATGTATCTCGTCACATATAAGTAAATCACATTTAAGTTTACTTTTATATGCAGTATTGATAACAATTACAGTGCAGTGTTTATTTACTTTATTTTTACGCAGTTCTTTCTTCCACTGATTTTTAAGGTTAATTGTAGGCACAACTATTATTATACTACCATCTGGCCTAGATTTAAGCAATCGTAGTATAACCATGATTGCTGTAAATGTTTTACCAAAGCCTGTAGCTGCTAGTAATGTGCCTCTACCTTTATTGTCAGCAAACTTCTGAACTATCTCAAGTTGTCTCTCTGTTCTACTACTTACTTTTTCCATACTGTTGATATTTCTGTTTCTGCTTTTAGTAGCCCTGATGGTATAATATCTAGTGTTGACCGTTCCATAATCTCACGCAACTCTTTGCACCATGTGTGAGCATAGCTCTCATGTACAATAGTGTCGATTTGATCGTGAACTGTCATTACTAGTTTAACAGGTAAATCGTTCTCATAAATATGATCACGCACCATAATAAGCGCAGATTTACACATGTCAGCACCACTACCCTGTATAGGTGTGTTCTTGCTAGCACGTTCTATCTTACCCATCATAGCTTTATCTGTGCTACTACCTTCCCATGCGTCAAACCATCTGATACGACGATATGGTGCATATGTTTTAATATGCCCATTTTGCTTACCATAATTACCAAGAGATTCAAGAAAGTTTTTAATTGCAGGAAATGCTGTGAAGTATTTCTCAATCAATCTTTCTGCTTCTTTGATACTGATAAGCAATGTGTCAGCTAGTTTATGTGGGCCCATACCATAGGCTAAACCAAAGTTAATACTCTTTACATTTGTGCGCAGTTTCTTGTGTTTACTGCAATTGCATTTAGCTTTTGACTGCATATAAGCACAGTCAGTCTCTGCTGCATTTTGCCATTCTTTACCATAAACTAAATCTGCACACACGCTATGAAGATCTTCTCCATCTTCTAGCGCCTTAATCCACACGGGATCTTTACTCCCTGTGGCTATAATACATAGCTCCTGTGAGCTGTAGTCGCCTGATACAAATACATAATCATCTTCACCACTAACAAAGCAGTTACGATAATCATTGTCTGCAGGTATCTGTTGCATGTTAGGCTTACCTGATGCAACCCTACCTGTATTTAGTATTTGTTTGAAGCTTGTACGGATTCTACCGTCACTATCTACGTTCTCAAGGAACTTATCACCATAACTTGTAGCCAACTTGGCCTGCTCTTTGTATTTAATGTATGTTTTAACAAAATCATCTTTACTGTATATATGTAAATTCTTACCATTTACATCTTCTACATCAAGACCATACGATTTAAATACATCAAGTACTTGTTTTGGTGAAGACCATTTTACATTTACTTTTCTTAACTGTGATACATCCATAAATAAATCACCTTGTACATAGTCATCTATAAACTTATTAAGTTTTGGATTAGATTCTATGTATGTGTCAAGTATATCACACATACTTGTAACTTTATATGCTGCTTGTTTAGCAAGCCTAAGCCAATTATCTTTATCTAAACCAATGCCATTGTACTCAATATCTGCATATGCTAATGCAGCATTATTTTCCAACATAGCTGTAGTACGTAAATTTAACCTTTCACACGTATCTGACTGATTATAAAATAGATGCACAAGCTGTTCTATGTCTTTAGCACCATATACTATTTCAGATTCAGTAAACTCATCACTACCTTTATTAATAAAGTTAGATCTGGTAGATTTGTCTATAGTTATATTTAGTTCTCTTTGCAGAACATTATTTAAACTATGTGACATCTCTTTACCACAATGTATAACTTGTGAAATTAGCATAGTATCCCACACATTATTAAGTCTTATATTATATTGTCGTAAGAACTTATAATCAAACTTAACATTGTGTAGTATTTTAACTGTATATCCTTCTAGTATACCTCGCAATGGTTCTATGTCTACACATCTGGTGTCAATAACAAACTGTGTGAGATGATCACCAATCTGTAGCATAATCATATTGTCATCTATATGATTAAGGCCTGTTGTTTCTGTGTCTACTGCAAGATAGTCTGCATCATTACAATAGTCTACCACATCTTGTATTGTTGCAGTATCACAACAGTCAAGAAGTTTTGGATTTCCTACGAACTTTATCATTTAGATCTTTATTTAAGGTTCTTAATATACTATCAATCTTTCTTACTGCCCATAACTTGTTGCATTTGTTTTTCGTTATTGTCATGAAACGTGAAAGAATATGTACTTGCTTTACAGAAACTTCTAAGTTCCTCTCTGATTTCTTGTTTGAGTTTTGCTCTGCCATACCAATCGATTTTATTTAGTAAATGGAGGTCAAGTTTATCAAATAATTCTGTAATAAACAAGTTATCTCGCATAGTTAATTGAAAGTCAAGAAAAGAAAGAAGCGTGAAGTAATCACGCCTCTTTTCTTCTGGTAACTCATTGACAAACAATGTCATACGAGTTATAAACTCTTTATTACTTTCCATCTTTTCTTGGTCTACCACGCTTTGCTTTAGGTTTAGCTTGAGTTCTATTGTCGATAGTAGAAATATCTAGCTTATTGAGAGTTGTGCGATTAGCACACTCTCTTATACCTTCTTGCATGTTTACTAATTCTTTACCAATCTCTCGATTAGTAGCCATATTCATTAATAATGTAAATACTGATGTAATTATAGCTAGAATTGCTAATAGTAAAGTTATTGTTGTCATAGTTAGTTTATTAAAGAGTTATGCATGAATAATTTTTGGTAACCTTCTTTGGTAACACCTGTTTTAACAAATCTTATTTCTTCTTGCGTAAATGGTAAATGCGCAAGCTGTGCATCATTGTCAGCATCATAAATAAGTTTAACTTGTTCTAATGTAATGTTAGAAACACCAAACTGTTTGCCTGAAACAGTGCATGTGCCTAGCACAGCGCCCATACCATCATCAAAGATGGTAACGAAGTAAGAGTCGTCGCCAATGCTAACGACTCTTACATCTTTTTGATCTGGCATATCCATATTTACTATGAATTAAGATCATCTACCATTTGAGCAGCTACTTTTGTAGCGCTTGCAGTTGTAGCTCTATCATGAGCAATAAATACATCTTGTGCATTTACGTCAAATGATATGTTACAATTACGATAGATTGGGCTACCATTTTGCGTGAGTATATCACCTGTAGAAGGATTTACCTTTGGCTGTTGCTCACCACCTTCCCAAGTGCGTTGTTCAAACGTCTCGGTTACAAGTAGTTTACATGGTTTACCAATTGCAATGGCAAAATCACAGCCTTCTGTGATGTCATACTTCTCAATAAACTGCTTAGACACAGTTTGATACGCAACACGTCTTTCAACGCTGTCACCTACACCTGGATAACCTTCTAGAAAGAAGCCAAGTGGATTTGCCTCTGCAGGCTTTTCTACTTCTTGTCGCAACATTAACTGAAAGATTTCAGGGTTACGAGTTGATAAAATTTGCTCAACCTTTACGGGAGCTGCTGTTGTGTTTGTTGTGTTCTCCATAGGATAACTACTGATTATTGATTGTTGATTAATAAATTACTTGAATAAAAGAAAGAGCTTTCACAGCTTTCGCCAACCTATATATTGTAAGGCAAACTCTTTCTTAGCGATTATGGGAAAACGCTTGTGAAGCACATGAGAATCGAACTCATGTTTATACCATATGCTTCAAGTTTATAGTACTCTGAGATTACAAGTACTAATTGATGTGTCTTTATTAGGATTATAACCCGCCAAGGTCTTTCCCTCTGTTATCCACACTCTTTTGAAGTGTATCACATCAATGACGGTTAGTATAGCTAACCACTCTTATCGATAATACCTACTCACACAATAATAAATCTATAATAGAGTAGCGAACCCTAAAACAAATGTTTCTTGTGCGAACACCTATACCTTGCGAGTATAAAATGCACTACATTCACCGAGGTGTGTAGTATTAGTCACCTTTCGGTACTATCGTCCACTGTCTTCTGCTTTTTTTTAGTTATGTTTAGCTTAATTAACTGCCAATTCTTGGGGGCGCGCAGTGGAGGTTGCTATCATCCTTTTGAGATGTAAATACAACACGAGCCCATATGATTTGTCAAATCACGATAATTCAAGACATCCTTAAGTTTAAGGACACCTATGTTACTGAACAATACCCATACATAGTCTGACAGACTATTTCTGAACTTGTTCTACAGATTATTCTTATTGGGATTACTCCCTCAACGTTGAGCTGGCAACTAACGTCACACGTTCACTCAGGCGATAGCCCTCTGTTTCTGTGTGATACTCTGCTTGCGTAGATTGACCATTGCTGGCAACCTACCAAGAAATAATGAATGCCCTTGGTAAGTCTTTTACACATTACTGTGCTTATCGGGCCACGCCCCATATTTTTAATACTTGCTTATGAACAGACCATAAGACTACATTTAGCAACTACGTCAGTCACTCACGTGTAATGTTAAACACTTTATACGCATTGCGCATCTGTTTATAATCAGAGGCTACACTTAGCCCCTGATTTCTTGATAATAGCTATAAGATCTATCAAATCTGTAGCAGACATGCCATCTGGCAATGTGATAGATATACTATTATTATTGTGATGTACACGCTCTTCACGTGGCTTTACAACAGTCTTGTTTATATGCTCTTTGAAGTCAAGTAAATCTAAAGTCTTCTTAGGTCTACGACTGTTGGCTATACGAGAGTATGCTTTCTTCCAATATGGATTCTTAACTCGCTCGCCACGAGTATTATACCATGATGGTTGTCTTAAGCGTACAGTTAAATCTTTAACTGATTGAGGTACTCTACCTCTTAGCTTTGCTTTGCTCTCTTGGAGCATTTTTACGATCTCTTGATGGATCTCTTCGTGTGTTATCTTCATAACTCTCTAAAGGTTTTAGGGTGAATGGATTAATTTTATTATCTCTTTTGAATTGTGCTATTGCTCGTTTTACGCTTAAGAACTCTTTATGTTTCATGATAGTTAGTTTAAGTGAGTAAATGAAAAAGACTAACTCCTAGGCTATTGCCATCGTCGGAGCGTCTTCCCATATTATCTCATTCTAAGGCATCATGTGTCATCGCACCTAACATGAATATCTCCATGATAGACTGTGGATTACACTTATAAATTACCTCACGAAACACCTCTGCTTTACTAACACCACCTTCCACTGTTGTCTTATCTAACAACACCTTCATGATATTCATTTCGTTCTTCTTCATCTTATCGAGGTCAACATTTAATGCATCACTAAGTTTATTAGCGTCAACATCTATGCTTAACAATTCATCGATAACAAATTCACGTACTTGATTTTCCTTGTTCATAGGCTTGATTACTTTTTGATTACTTTATTGATTTAATTAAAGGAGAGCATGTTACTGCTCTCCTAATTAGTTTTGGATTGCTAATCCCTTTTACGGTACTTACATCACCAAAGCAATAAGGTGAACGCCTCTGTAAATAAATATACATGCGATACTATTAGTTAACGTGGTTGTATCAATTCCACTATTTAGCTATAATTTATAATGTACTTACTTATCTTAGCTTTGAGAAACAACTAATTATGTGCTGAAGTGAACAGCCACGCGACTGATGTCACGAAGTTATTGCACTTTAGCACTAATAGTCTTAAAGAACGAGGTGCTACTGTACTTCACACCTGTGTTCCCGAGCTTACGCCTTGATAACGCGCGATCTATGGAACTTGCCTGTCTTTGAAAACTTAGCTTGTCCCTCATAGAACGCCGTATCAGACTCCTCCTTAAGGATAGTATAACCTACGAATACTTGACCCACCTCAAGCGTTTCCGCCATAGTAGTTGCCACGCATTCATAAGCTGTTGCCACCTTAAAGTCTGCTCTTGCGATAATCCCCATAAGCGAACCACTTTCGACATCAGTAGTAAATACCACTGTTGTCCATTCAGGTTTGCTCGTAGGTTTTATTTCCGCAATACGAACTTGATTTCCCATAATATTTATGCACGGGGGTTTCTCCCACCGCAATTTTCAGTGGGCGGTTTTCCTGAAGTGGTATACTCTTTCATTTCTGCACAAAATTTTTTTATTAAAAATAAAATTGTATATTGGCTCCTGTTTTGATTGATAAATTTTCAATTGGTTTGGTTAAAGGCCCCTCTTTTTTTAGAGGGGTCTTTTTTTTATAAAAAATTTTTTGTACGTTTGCCAACTGGGTTACCGAACTAGCACTTCAATCAGAGACGATTGTTGGAACAGACAAGTATCTTCGTTTGATGTTTGAGAGTTGAACCAGCAATGACTCTCCCAATTGAAAAGTTAGTGGCGTTTCAATTTGGTTTTCTTTTGGCCACTTTTCTTTTAATAATTAAGTGTGAGATATGACAGATCCAAAAGAACAAGCAAAGATAATATGGGAATCATGGATAACGGATTCTACTGTAGAGGAAGAATACGTATATGAAGGAGAAGGAGAAGAAGATTGATATTATGTTTTTATATACAGAATTAAACAAGTTCAATGATGTGGTTTTCACGGAAAAAGGACACACATACACTGTCGGGGGGCAGGAAGCTATATCCGTAACCACATTCATTGGGCAATTTAAAGAAACTTTTGAGAGAGACTTTTGGGCAGCACGTTCTGCAGAAAAAGAGAATGTAAAACTGCAGGACATTCTAGATAAGTGGGATTCGATTAGTTTACGTGCATGTAATAAAGGTAGTAAATTTCACGCATTTGCAGAAAACTACATTAATAATAAGATACTCACTAATGTAACATATGACTTTGATATAGATATGAAAGCGTATGACAAAATCGAATCCTACTTTTTAGAATTTTATGAAGAATCAAAAGAAAATCTTATACCTATTCGCTCTGAGTTGTGCGTTGGTTCTCGCGATCTTGGGATATGCGGTATGGTTGACCAGCTCTACTATTCAAATACTCTTGGAGGGCTGGTTATATTTGATTGGAAGACAAACAAAAGAATGACTTATAAAAGCAGGTACAAAAAAAAGATGCTTGGGCCTGTATCTCACCTAGACGAGTGTGAATTTTCTACATACTCTTTACAACTTTCCTTATATAAATATATTATAGAGTACGAAACCAATCTTAAAATAAACGATTGTTTTATAGTTTGGTTTAACGAAAAGAATGACACTTATAAACTTATAAAGTGCGCAGATTATAGAAAAGAAATTATAGACATGTTGGATTATAATTAATTTTATTATATTTGGTGCATGATAATACCAATTAAGTCTGACATACCGCAATCTTTAAAAGCGTACTTACAAATCTTAAATCCTGTGTTAAAACTAAAGGATAAAGAAATAGAGGTGCTATCTAATTTTTTATCTATTTGGCATAAAAATAAAGATAACAAGAATTTAGATAAATTATTATTTTCTACTCCAGTTCGTAAAATGGTAAGAAAATCTATAGGTATGTCTGAAGCTTCTTTTAACAATCATATTACAATGCTTAGAAAAAAAAGAATGATTGTAGATAAAAAGATAAATTCTTTAATCCTTGAAGGGGTTAAAGATACAGGTATTGAAATAACATATAAAATACAGTGGACAAACTAGTAAAACATTTATCTAAGAAGTATAAACTTAGCGAGTTTAAAATAGAGCTAATAATTAAGTCTCAGTTTGGTTTGCTAAAAGAAATAATTGAAAATGGAGAATTTGAGTCAGTAAGGCTTAAACATTTAGGAATGTTTACTGTAAAAAAGAATAGGTTTAAATATTACAAGAATGGCAGAAGAACAAAAGGGGGCGGCAGCAAAACTATCTGAAATTTTTAACGGATGGAAAAATGTCGTGTTTCCAAATGAAAATGTAGAAAAAATAGCAAAAGCTCGTGCTAGTATATGCGCCGATTGCGAGCACAATGTTAAAAGTAGGTGTAATAAATGCGGGTGTCCGTTGATTGCAAAAACAAGATCTATGCAATCACACTGCCCACTTAAAAAATGGTAACTATGATTAATTATGAACCTTTAGGAAACCACATTGTTGTGGAAATGCCAAATGTGGCGAAGGAAACAGAGAGCGGAATTATTAAATCCGAGTCTATGTTAAAAGAAGAAGCAGATAAAAGAGACGGGCATGCTAAAGTAGTGGCAGTTAGTCAAGATGTTAAAAATGTTAAAGTTGGAGATACTGTTGTCCCAAAAGGCCAAGGATTTATGGTTATGGTAGACGATGTTGAGTATTTTCAAATGAATATGTTTGATGTACTAGGTATTGTAAAAACAAAACCTAATATTGAAATAGCACCTGTGTAATGATATTAGAAGGATTTGATACAGATGTAAATTTCTGGAAATTACATCCGCAACTTAAAGTCCCCCTCCCGTTTGCTTCTATCTACAAAGTAGATAAGAGCAAATCTAAAAGCAAAAGCTCACAGATAATGTGGGCTATTGCTCTTTTAGTAGACCCTGATTCTAAATTTTCTAATATTTCTTACCCCACTCGAAAAGATATAATTGCTAAAGATCATCTTAAAGATGAAAAGTTTGATTGGGAAGAATACAAAGAAGCAATGGTCTATTATGAAAGATCACTAGTTAGTCCTGCTAAAAGACAGCTTATGGTATGGAATAAAAAAATGGATGAAAAAACGTTGTACTTAGATACACTTACTTATGAAGATAATGCAGATACTATCGAAGGACTACTTAAGACAAATGTTAAATTGTTTGAGGATTATGAACGTCTTCTTAAACTCGTGGATAAAGAGACTAACGAAGGCTCTACAAAAGGAGGGGCCGAAGAGTCCGCGTCCGAGAAAGGATTGATATGATTATTAATAAAGCAGCTTTTTTACTTGAAGAGATACCTCAGTTCCACCCAGCTAGTGAGGAATACTTGCTATTTTGGAGGGAAGAGAAAAAAAGATGTATTGAGGGTTACTGGGTAGGCGGAGTATGGATGCCAGGTAACCTTTATTTTTATGTAAACTTTTGGACAATCCTTTTAAATAAAACTGCACATTCTAAAACTAAAACCCCAGGCAAACCATTTCTTAGAGATCTTGAATGGGAGTTTTTCTACAATTGGGTGGAAGCTCGTGGATTTTCAGGATTTGAAGATGATAAAGAATTTACTTGCGATAGAGAGTTTATAGGAAAAGATAATTACGTGCCTGCTGCAGAATATATGCGTAGAACACATAAAAAGAATTTAGGTAGACCATTGTGGGAAAATGAAGCTAAAAACTTTATGATGATGGGAAGCCGTGGATTTGGTAAATCATATTCTGTAGCAGGAGGGGTTGCTGGGCATGAGTTTGTGTTTGATGGCATGAAAGCCTACGATCCTGAGCTTATAAAAAACCCACCTTCTACAGAAATAGTTGTAGGAGCAGGAGATGCTAAATATTCAGGTGATATATTAAAAAAGACACAATTTGGATTAGATAACTTGCCTGGTGGCATAGAAATTGGAAATAAATTTTTTCCCTCTCCTTTTTCTAAACAATATGGAGGTAGCTGGTACTCTGGTAAAGAAATTATAGCAGAGTACAAGAAAAAACTTGGTGGAACCTGGAAAGTTATGGGTTCTAAGTCTAAAATTAAACATAGAACATTTAAAGATAATCCATTTGCTGCCAATGGTACGCGTCCTGCTGTAATGGTACTAGAAGAGATTGGTATGTTTAGTAATCTTAAGGCATCGCATGAAGCTTCTGTAGAATGTATGAAAAATGGTGCATATAAGTTTGGAAGCTGTATGTATTTAGGTACAGGTGGTGATATGGAAGGTGGAGGTACTGTAGATGCAAGAGATATGTTCTACAATCCAGATGTCTATGATATGATTTCGTTTGATGATGAGTGGGAAGATAAAGGAAAGATTTCTTACTTCGTCCCTGCCTATAGAGGATTAAATCAATATAAAGATGACAATGGTAATACGCAAGAACAACCTGCTAAAGAATATCTAGATAAATTTAGAGAAAAATTAAAGGAAGGTAAAAATGCAAGAAGCGCTTTAGATGCAGAACTGCAAAACAGACCGCTTGTACCATCTGAAGTATTTCTTACACGTACAGGTAATTTATTTCCTGTAGCAGATTTATTGACTAGGCTTTCAGAACTAGAAGCCTCCAACAAAGAGCGTAATCATGATTATATCGGAGAGCTCTATGTAGATAGCGATAGTAAAAAAATTAAATGGAAGCCAAATGCTAAACTAAAACCTATATATGATTTTCCAATTAGAGGTAATCAAGACATAACGGGATGCGTGATTATACATGAAATGCCTTATGAAGATAAAGATGGCGATATTCCTTATGGCATGTATCTTGCAGGTACTGACCCTTATGATCACGATGAATCTACCACCTCTTCTTTAGGATCTACATTTGTACTTAATAAACTTACAAATCGTATTGTAGCAGAATATACTGGAAGACCAGAAACTGCTAATCAGTATTATGAAAAAGTAAGACGATTACTTAAGTTTTATAATGCTAAATGTTTATACGAGAATGAACGTAAAGGGTTGTTTCAATATTTAGAGCATAAACACGAAACATATCTTTTAGCAGATCAACCAGAAATAATAAAAGATGTAATACAGCATAGTAAAGTAGCTAGACAAAAAGGTATGCACATGTCTAAGCCTTTAAAACTATATGGTGAAGAGCTTATTAAAATGTGGTTATTGGAGCCTTACGAAAAAGACGGGCTGCTAAATTTACATAAAATACGTAGCATTGCCTTACTAAAAGAGCTTATATCTTATAATGATGTAGGAAACTTTGACAGGGTTATGGCCTTTATGATGGTTGTATATCATGTAGAAGAAGTAAAAAAGATAACAGTAGAAAAAGAAAAGAAAATTTCTACAATATATGATCAGCCTTTTTGGAATAAGCCTTTATTTGCTAGAAATAAAAAAAGCTTTTAGCTATAAACGAAAAAAGTAAAAATCTAATTTGGCAGATTATTATTTGCGACATAAATTAAAATTTATATTTTTGTCCTTTAATTCGCGAATTTTAAAAAAAATATTAATATGGCAACAGTAAATGTAACATTGTCTCTTTCAAGCTCAGATTTATTTGCAAAGCAATCTTTGAGCTTTACAGAGACAGACTCACTCTCTCCTGCAGGAGACCAACAAGTAGTGGCAAAGCTGTACTTAACAGGTAATGGTACCGAAGATAGTATACATGTAAAAGAAATAGAAGGTACAGACGATAGATCTTATCTTTTTATGCGTAACTTAAGCGTAACTGCTGGAGAATACGTAGAAGTATCTAGGCGTGCAGGTGGCGCCGCCGTTGCGGACGACTCTACAGCAAATGACTGGTTTGCAGTTTTAGGACCTGGAGAATTTTTATTTATTCCTCTAGCAAATTGCGAGTCTATAGATTTAGAGCCAGCTGCAGGTAATCCTACAGTTGAGTATATCTTAATGGAAAAAGCAGCATAATTTTAAAATAATATAGACATGGCAAACGCAAGCTTAAAAGTAACGTTTAGTATTTCTAGTACAGATTTATTTGATTCTATTAATTTATCAAAAACTGTAACAGATACTTTAACAATAGACGGTGATAATCGACAAGGTTTAACCACAATGAAGACTACTACTTCGTATGATGATATTAACGTAAACGCGTTAGCAGGATCAACAGGTGGCGGTAAAAAAGCATATGTATATGCTAAAAATCTTGATGCAACAGATGATCTTATTTTTGCAGATGACGGAAATACACAATTTGCACAATTAGCTCCAGGTGAATTTATGTTTTACCCAAGCGCAGATAATACAAAGATCCAAGTTAAATCTTCAGCAAATACTCCAATGGTAGAATTTCTATTATTAGAGGTAGACTAAAACTAATTTATGCCTTACATAGATTTTCCCAGACAAAAACTGAGTCGACGGAAGAAAACTCAGAAATGGGGGGAAGAGTGTATAGAATCTGGACTAGGTTTAGTCGGGCTATACGATCATACACGACGTAGTTCTCGCTTTAAGAAAAAGCGGAACTACGATTTGTATAATGGTAAGTTTGATAAAAAAGATCTAGAGTATGTAACAGATCCCCTAGGACTAGGAGGAGCAGCAGAATTACCTGCCACTCTTCAGTACTATGATGTTGTTTCCCCTATATTTAATTTGCTTTTTGGTGAAGAAGCTAAACGTAAGTTTAGTTATGTAGTTCGTGCTATAAACGAAGGAACTATCACTGAAAAAGAAGAGCAGATGAAAAAGTCTGTTGTTGAAATGTTTTCAGGACTTATTCAACAGCACAGACAAGCAGCAGCTCAACAAATGGGAGATCCTGCTAACCAGCAGCAGGCTGCAGAAATGCAACAACAAATTGAGGCTAGTATTCCTGAAAATTTAAAAAGACTGCAAAAATATTTTGATTACGATTTCCAAGACATGGCAGAATCTTCTGCTCATAAAGTTTTGCAATACTTAGAAAGAGATCTTAATCTAGATACTATGTTTCAAAAAGGTTGGGAAGATGCTTTAATTGCAGGAGAAGAAATTTACTGCATAGAACAATTAGCACAAGAACCAACTGCAAAAAGAGTTAACCCTTTAGAATTTTATTGCTTACTCCCACATAACTCGGACTATGTAGATGATGCAGATATTATTGTAGAAGATACATGGATGTCTGTAAACACTGTTATTGATAACTATTACGAAGATCTTACTCCTAAACAAATAGATGATTTAGAAAAAGAACAAGGTAATAGAGGATCTGTACAAAGTAACAGTATATTAAATTATCCTACAGAGAAAAAGTTATTTATAGAAAACAGAGAAGGACAAGACACGGGTAATGTATTTAATTACTATGATCAAGATGGTAACATTCGGGTTACAAAAGTAATTTGGAAATCTATGAAAAAGATAGGTAAGCTATCTTACGTAGATGAATTAGGTATGCCCCAAGAAACTATTGTTAACGAAACATATAAAGTTAACGAGGAGAAAGGCGAGTCTTTAGAATGGGTTTGGATCAGTGAGTATTGGGAAGGAATAAAATTAGGTGAAAATATTTATATAAATATTCGACCAAAAAATCAACAGTTTAGAAGAATGGATAATCTTTCTTCTTGTAAATCTGGATATGTAGGTACAGTTTATAATGCAAACAATTCTCAGTCTGTATCTTTAATGGACAGATTAGTTCCTTGGATTTATATGTACATAACTTTATGGTACAGGCTAGAACTAGCAATAGCAGCTAACCAAGGTAAAATTGCACTTATAGATTTGTCACTAGTTCCTGATGGATGGGAAATAGAAAAGTGGATGTATTATGCACAGTCAATGAAGTTTGGCTTTGTAGATTCTTTTAACGAAGGTAAAAAAGGGCAATCCACTGGTAAATTAGCAGGTAATATATCTACACAAAATAAAGTGATGGATATGGAAACTGGTAATTATATCCAACAGCATATACAATTATTAGAGTTTACAGAACAGAAAATACAACAATTATCAGGAGTGACTCCACAAAGAATGGGTGCAATATCATCTTCTGAACTTGTAGGTACTACAGAAAGAGCTGTAACTCAATCTTCTCATATCACAGAAAAATGGTATGATGTACATAACAGCACAAAAGTAAGAGTGTTACAAACTTTATTAGATGTAGCAAAAGATGTTTATTCTGGTAAAACTAAAAAGTTTCAGTATGTAACAGATGATTTAGCTACTGTAACATTTAGTTTAATGGGTGATAAGTTTACTTCTTCTGAGTACGGAGTGTTTGTGTCTAATGCATCTAAAGATCTACAAGCTTTAGAAGCTTTAAAATCTTTAACTCAAGCAGCACTTCAAAATGATAAAATGACTATATCTGATGTTATCGAAATTTATAACTCAAGTTCAATTGCTGATATTAGAAATAAGATCAAAGCTTCTGAAGCAGAATCCCAAGCAAGAGAGCAACAAATGCAAGAACAGCAAATGCAACTGCAACAACAACAAATGCAGATGCAGCAACAAGAAAAACAAGTGCAAATGCAATTCGACCTCGAAAAAGAGAATCGAGAAGATGCTCGCAACAGTGAGGACAACCGCACGAAACTGGAGATAGCTAGAATGAACTTAGCTGGTAAAGCTCAAGATTCTAATATAGACAATGACTCTAATAATAATGAAGTAAGAGATAATATAGATATGGCAAAGCTTGAGCTAGATAGACAAAAGCATCAAGAAACCATACGAAAAAATAAAGCAGACGAACAAATAAAAAAAGAACAACTAAGAAAAAAGCCAACTTCTAAATAAAAGTATAATTTTAAAAATTATATTTTAGCTATAGGTTACTTATTTTAATTGTGTCTAGACGTATTTTAAGTTTGCAGATAAGTATTAAGTTTTTATTTTTGTTGACTGATAACTAAATTTTAATTATGGCAATAGGTGAGAATCCGTTAGATGGATTAGATTTGAGCGTTTTGGATAACATTACTCCAGAACCAAAGGCAGAGGAAAAAGCCACGGAGGAAAAGACAGAAGACCCAGGTATATTTAACCCAGAGTTAAAAATACAAGAGGTTGATGAGATTCCTACTAAAGTAGAAGAAAAAGATGAACCTGAAGTTAAAGCTGCTGCAGAGCAAGAAGAAGAAATTCCGCAAGAGAAAGTGGAAGAAGACTCTCCTGTTAGCGATACAACAGAAGGAAGCAAAGAAGAAAACGAAGACGGACAAGACCCGTTATTTGTTTTTGCGTCAATGCAAAGAGATGCTGGGCTTATAGATTTTAAAGACGACGAGTTTGAAGGCTCTGAAGATTGGCTATTAAGTCAAGTAGAAAAATCAGTGGCAGATAAAGTTTCTGAATATAAAGAAGCTATGCCGCCAGAAATTAGATATTTACTAGATAATTATGAAGAAGGTGTTCCTTTAAATAATCTTATAGAAATGTCTAGCAAAGAACAGACTTATGATTCTCTAAATGAAGCAAATGTTGAAAAAGACGCAAGTCTACAAAAAGCTTTAGTTAAAGATCTTCTTACAAGATCAGGTTGGTCTCAAGAAAGAATACAAAAGAAGATAGAGAGATATGAGGATTCTGGAGTTCTTTTAGAAGAAGCGCAAGACGCTTTAGCCTCTTTGAAAGATATTCAAACGGCAGAAAAAGAAAATTATGTGGAGCAGCAAAAGCAAGAACAAAAGCAAAAAGCTGAGGCACACAGACAATGGCTAGAAGATCTAAATGATCATATCGGCAAAAAAGAAGAAATTTTACCTGGATTCAAATTATCCCCAAAAGATAAAACTGAATTATATAAGGGTATAACTAAATTAGACAAGAGTGGAAAAAATGAAATCATGAGAATGAGAGAAAAAGATCCTGAGTTTGATTTAAAAATAGCATATTTAGCAACAGTCCTAAAGTGGGATTTTTCAGCGTTTGAACGTCAGTCAACTACGAAATCAACTCGTAAATTGGCAGACGCAATAAAAGGTACAAGAAAAACTGGTTCCAGACCAAGTAGAGGTACTTCTAATAATGTTGATTTTGACACTATGAGAAAATCTCTATGATAGGAGCTATTTATTTATAAACAACAAGTAATAATTTAATTTAATTAACAATGGCAAACACAATTAGTTCATTACAAATGTATGCTCCTAAAAGTTGGTCTGGTCTTACAACTGAGAACCACCTAGGAAGCGTATTTGCACAAGAACCAACTTTGGTGTCTAACATCATTAGTAGAGTTTTTGGTATGAATCAGTACGCAGGTATTGATTATTTTTTATCAATCGGTGGCGGGGAGCAAGAGCTTCCAGATGACAACGATTTTGAGTGGTTCCTAAAAGGAGACGACGAAAAGGCTATCTTTATTGCAGATAACACTTTGTCTGGAACTCCTGGACAATATGGAGCTGAAATTTTAATTCCATTTGAAGAAAAATACTTTGCAGTTACTGACAAATTAGTATTAGATGATGGTGAAACTGCTGTACGAGTACAACGTGAGCCTTATGCAGATGGTACAAACTGGATTTATCCTTGTGTGCTTATGGCTGCAGATGCTTCTGACTTCGTAGCGCCTTCATTATTAGGTGTAGGATCTAGAGCAAGTAAAGAATACTCTCCACAAGAAAGAACTTTGAACAGAACTTATGGTGAAACTAGCTATACTTCTCCGTTCAAAATGCGTAATGCTATGTCTTTCTTATCTAAGACTTACACTATTCCTGGTAACATGCACCAACGTCCTTTAGTTATTGAAATGATGGATCCTAAGTCTAACAAGACTACTAAGATCTGGACTCAATATGCAGAGTACGAGTTTATGTGTCAGTGGATGAAAGAGAAAGAAAGAATGTTATTCTTTTCTAAATCTAACAAGCAAGCGAATGGTACTTACAATGTATTTGGTGACTCTGGTTCTCCAATTATTGAGGGTGCTGGTATTCGTGAACAAATTTCACCATCGTACAAGTTCCACTATACGGACTTTACAATTGACTATTTAGAAGATGTATTATTGAATTTATCAATTAACATTCTTCCAGAAGATCAACGTCACTTTGTAGCGTTTACAGGTGAGCGTGGTATGGTACAATTCCACAGAGCTCTTGAGAATCACGCAGCTAGATTCCAACCATTAGATTCTAAACGAATTTCTGGTGCTGGACAAAATCTAGGATTCCAAGGACAGTACAGAGAGTTTATGGGACCACAAGGTATCCGATTTACTTTAGTACACTTACCAATGTATGATAACGAAGTTCGTAACCGTGTTCCGCATCCAAAAGGTGGGTACACTGAGTCTTACCGTTACACTATCCTTAACATGGGTACTTCAGGCGGTGAGAAGAATATTCGTAGAGTATATCCTAAAGGACGTAAAGAATTAATGTGGCACGTAGCTGGTTCTACTTCTCCACTTGGTCCTAACACTTCGTTCTCTAAAGGATCTGCTTCTGCAGTAGATGGTTATCAATTATTTGCTCAAGCTCAACAAGGTGTTCTTATTCAGAACCCAATGTCTTGTGCTGAATTGATTTACTCAACAACAGTATAATAATAAATTAATATAAACACGAAAGAAGATGGCAAAGAAAGCGGCAACAAAAACGAGCGCACCTACAGTAGAAGAAAGTGTTGTTATAAATACTACACCAGATAAGGTTACACTAAAACCTATTAAGAAAAATGGATGGCTGCCCGACGATCACGACGGGGCCATCCGTTATTCTAAATGCTTTGAGCGTTTAACTGTTCAAGCAATGAAAGGTAGTGGGGTGCTAAACACTGGTTTAACTGAGGAAGACGAAAGACGTTTGGAAGACAAAATGAATATGTCTCCTGGAACATTGTCAAGATATAATAAAGATTATTGGACAATGTTTAGAATTGATGTTCCTAAAGAAGGTACAATTTTAGATCTTTCGTTCCCAGAAGATGAATTAAAATTTTTAGTTTTAAAAGCTCATCAAAGAGTTGCAAACTCTGAAATGGAAAGATTTGATTCTCCATTTGCCGAGTACGTAATGACTTCAGAAGAGCAAGAAGCTAAAGTTGAAAATAAGAAATCTAAACTTAAACGTAAAGCTTACAAAGTATTTAGTAATATGAATACTACAGAAATGAAAGATGTTCTTAAGGTTATGGGTAAACGAGCTGGAGACGATGCGTCTGTAGACTTTGTTGAGTCACAACTGGATAAAATTGTAACAGATGATCCGCAGAACTTCTTAACTACTGTAGAAGATCCTACATTTAAAATGAGAGCATTTATTGATGATTGTATATCGTCTAGGGTTCTTGTAAAGAATGGTACTAAATATCAACTTCCTGGTGGAGACACAGTAGGATTTACACTTGAGCAAACGATTGAATATTTACAAAATCCTGACAATCAGGAAGTGTATTTAGATTTAAAAGGTAAAATGTCTGTAGGTAAATAGTATGAGCATAGAGGAAATGCACAAAGAGTTTATAATATTAATTGACAAGGCAGATTCTGGTGGAGCCCCATCATTTTTGTCTAGTGAGATAGATGTGTTTTTAAATGCAGCTATTGAAAGATTTATATCTAAACGTGCATTTGGTAATAACTCTAGACGAACAACTTTTGAAGAAGATCAAAAACGTCGAGATGATTTACGTAATTTAATAGTTCATGCCTCTTTAAATCCAGACAGTGTAGATTTATCAGGATCTAATAAAGTAAATGGTAGATTTGTACAATTGCCTAAACATTATAGACATGCTATAAATGAAGAGGCAATGATTAGTTTAGAAGGGTCTCAAGTTACTATACCATCTTCAAAAAGAGTTAGTGTAACACCAATAACTCATGATAGGTATAATAAAATTATAGATGACCCTTTTAATAAACCTGAGAAGCATACTGTTTATAGATTGGATTACTCTAACAATAGATTTGAATTAATTTGTGGAGAAGGTTCAATTATAAATAAGTATCATTTAAGGTACATTAAAAATCCTACAGTTGTCTCTTATTTAGATAAAGTAGGGTGCAATTTAGCAAACCATACACACAGAGAGATTGTAAGGATGGCTGTCTTAGAGGCTCTAGAAAATATAGAAAGTCCAAGATACCAATCAAGTAAAATAGAACTTAACGAAATAGAATAAATAAAATGGCAAGAACAGCAAAAATAACGAATGCTAATGTAGCCCCTTCTAAAAATAAAGCAGGGCTAGTTGGCAATACTCCCGTTCGAGCACAGGATTTTAATGATCTTGCGGGAGACTATGTGAGTCTATCAGACTCTAATGCTCAGGCTATTACTAGCGCTGTATCTGTAGCAGGTGTTGCAACAGCTACTGGCGGTTTAGTAGTAGGTACAGAAGCCTTAACAGGTGCAGGCGCTTGCAGTACTACAGTGCCAGTTACATTTGTTGATACTACTGGTGGAGTAGCGGCTATAACTTTAGCAGCCTCTACTGTAGCAGGCGCAATGAAAACAATTATTATGGTAAAAGATGGCGGAGACGCTACTCTTACTATAGCTAGTGTTGCAGGCGCGGGTAATACTTATGCATTTGCAAATGTAGGAGAATCTTTACATTTAATAAATGCAGCAGATGAAGACGGTACAATTATAGGATGGGCTGAATTAAGCCGTGGATCAGGAGCAGCTAATACTGCCACTGCATTCGATGGACCTGTAGTTACTACTGTATAATAATTAATTAATTTTTAAAATAGAAAAAAATGGGTGCATATAAAACCGATAATTCGCTGCAGGTATTTGCTGCTGCAGCTTACGATAAAACTTTCACAGCAAGTAGTGCTACTGCGGGATCTTTATTTGTTGTAGACGAAACAGGAGCTGCTTTTGGTGGGGCAATACCTACAGATGGTACAAAAATGTTTAAAGTAGGACAAAAAGATGCTGAAGGAAGTGTTAGATTTTCTCCATTAATCGATCCTACTAAAATGACAGTAAAAGAAAAAGCTTATGCAGCTCCAGAAGAGCATGCAGTAGTTTTTGGATACAACGGATCTGCAGGATCAATTGATGCTGAAAATGCTCAACGTTACACTCTTCGTGTTAACTTTATAGATAATGCAGACATGTTCGCTAACCAGTCAGATTTACACTTCTTTGAGTATGTATCTGATTCTAATGCAACTCAAATTGAGATTGCAGATTACTTTGCTCAGATTATGTCTAAGCATGAAAAATTCTCAGGTAGAGATGCAGGTAAAAACCGTGCTTCTGTAAAAGTTGAGAGATTATGTTCTCACGCTGGAACAGCAGGTACTCACGGTGCTATTACTGTTACTAATGGTAGTAAGCACATTAGTGCTGCAACTGATATTAATGTAAACTCTGAAGCAGTAGGAGATTACTTCTTGTTAGACGGCGTTCTTTATAAAATTGCAGAGATAGATGCAACTAATGATACAGCAGTTTTAGATCAGCCTTGGCAAGGAGCATCTGGTACAGTATTAGAAGCTAATTCTAAAACTGTTACTGCAACACAAGCAGCTGGTGCTAACATAGGTATTAAAATTACAGGTTTAGATCAGTATTGGTCTTTAGGCCTTATGCCTTTCAGAAAAATTAACTTTGAAGTTACTTTGGATGGATGGGTTGACACTACTGCAGTAGCTAATGTAACTGCTGGAACTCCTCACAATGGTTCAGGACACGGTAAAGAAATTGCTGAACTAGAATGGTTTGGTTTAGGTTCTGCTGGAGCTCCTTACCGTCACGGTGTTGTTAACAATAGTAATTTAATTACAAGCTATGCAGTAGCTACAGATACTTACGGTGTAGTTGTAATTGATTACGATATTGCTGCACCTAAATACGCGGTAGCTGGTGCTGGTGCTGGACGAGGGCAACTTCTTATTGCTCTTAAAATGGCTACTAGTAACCACGCAGATTTAGAAACAGCTCTTAATATTAGTGCAATATTCTAAACACTTTTTATAATTATATAATTAAAGGGCAGGCAGCTTATCTGTCTGCCCTTTTTTAATTTCTACTTATGCCTTTAGATATAAACGTTGATATACATACTACAAATGATTGTAGAACTCTTGTCATAGAAGATAAGACAGGAAACTTTGCAGAAGACAACTTAGGTGGTTGGGGAAACTTTAATATTGATCCATCTATAGCTGGTTTAATAATAACTATTAAAATGTACTATCCAACAGATATTGAAATACCTGGTGGTGTTGAGGGAGAAAACATGGTTATATATGAATCTGATTATATTTATCAATACGGTAGTGATCTACCTAAAATAGATTTTCCAATACCTAACAGTATAAAAGATTTTAAATTTGCTATTGATGTAGAAAATCTCATAGAAGATTTTATAGATTTATCTACAAGTTTACCAGCTTCAAATAT